AGGAGGAAAACGATGCCACCGAAGACACAAGGGATACCAATTCCTAAAGGGAGAGGGAAGTCCGCTAAAGAATGGCTCGAAGCCTATGGTTTCATGCCGCGTACTCCTGCCATCCGTAGTTCTGACTATGAGATGTGTCTCCATTGCCCCTTCCAATACTACCTGTCCCGTAGATTAGGGTTGGTTCCCTGTCTTCGGTGGTCATCCGCTTTATCTAGGGGTTCTTGGTTTCATTCTAGAGCAGAACTTATGGATGAAGCACCTGAAGTTGCTCTCCAACAAATGGGTTCTTTACTGAAAGAAAGAAATGAAGAACTTTTAGAGATTTGCAACAATCGTGGGATAGTTGGTGAAGAGCGTAGTTCAATTATCCAACGTGAAGAGAGGGATATGCTCACAGCGACCTCTTGGTTTGAAGCAGCATCAACCTTTAAAATACCAGGCAAAGATAAAACGTTTATCGAATACTTAAACGCTAACCATTTTCGTATTCTCGACCACGAAGTTCTTGCCAAGTACGAACACCCAGACTTTGGAACACTCATAGCCCAATACGATTTACTTCTTTATCACGAGAAGCAAGACAAAGTATTCATCGTAGATTTTAAAACCTGCAGTGAATCCCCCATACTTCGACTAAGCACCTGCCCAATTGAGTTTCAAACCCAACACTACCTACAAATAGCCAAGTACCTACTTGATAGTCAAGTGATGAATAAGAAGTATGACCTGCTTGACACCACAGGAGTGGGGGGAATGCTGCACATTGCAGTGAAGAAACCTACGATCTCCTTCGGGCAAAGAGATAGAGACTTCGAAGTTACCGAACACACCCTTACCCGTGGTCCTCGAAAAGGACAGACCGAAATTAGAAGGAAATATCTTGGAGAACCACGCTTCGAGAACTACTTAAGGAGGGTCAAGAGTTGGTATCATGCGACAGATGAATACGAGGACGAAGCACCCCTCAGGGTAAGCGACCCCCCCGTAAACATCTCAACTACATACGGTTCTATAACTAAGGATCAATCGTGGGTACACGAATACCATTCTCGCCTCAACCTCATCAGGCATTACTGTTCGGTCTTTCCTGCTCCAGGGAACTTCCCTTCATCAGCCGGTTACATCAGATCCTTTTCTAAGCTCTCTCCCTTTGCACCTTTCTACCTCACTCCCGTTACCGAATGGCCTAGTGTCCTCCAAAGAGAAGGATTCATATTCGAGGATAGAGATGAAGTGGCAAGAAGTCTTGAGGAGAACGAGATCACAACAATCAACTGAGGGTTTAACGTTCCGTTGGTCCCTCCAAGCGGCCCCCGTCTTCTTGCGAGGGGCCGCTTTCCGGTCCCAAAGGAGACGTTATGTACTTTGAAGATGAATACATCGAGATAGTTAGAGGTAAGCTCATGAGCTTTCTGTCCCTTCACCAAGGAATGTTTGCTAGTAAGGAAGAAATGCTTAAGGAGTTTAATAAATTCGAGGCTCTCACTGTAACTGCAAAGACATTTAAGAAATGGCTAGATTTCTGCGGGTTTGTGGTCACCGATTGTATCGTGGTAACACCCCGCAAAGAAAACACGCAGAGTGTTCAACCCCCCACTCATCCAGAGGATACGGATGAGCCCCTTTTCGATAACGAATTATAGAAAGGAACAACAATGGCTGAAATACATCAGGAGCTGGCGGTTGGAAAGACCGTTCAGTCTCGTTACTCAGGACTAGGATTCAGTGGAGGAGCAATGGTCTCTCCGCCTGGACGACTCTTCGGTCTCATTGTTGGGATGCCAGGAGTAGGGAAATCTTGTTTCCTTCAATCGCATGATGACGCCTTCATCATCAACAGCGATCTTTCAAGTACTACCAACAGTAAACCCCTTGCCATTATGTGGCCTGCCATGGGACCAGAAGGTATTCCTATTGAGCCCACTTCAAGTGGTCATCAAAACTGTCTTCTTACGTGGAAGAAAATCCTCGAGAAGAAGAAAGCACTCATCGAAATGAGTGAAAAGAATATGGATAGGCCCGAGACAATCGTCATCGACTCTCTTGGTTCCGCCCTAGCTCTTGTCCGTAAGTATGTAACAGAGAAAGCGGGTAAGCAGGAGTGGAAAGAACTTGATGGGCGAAGGGCATGGGATGACGTGTACGAAGAACTAGTCCGATTTGCTGTGGACATTAGAGCAGCAGGTTATGGCTTCTATTACGTATGCCACCTTGTCAATGCCAAGATCCCTCTAGGCGATGACCGATACACAATCAGACCCGAACTCACCATCACCGATTCCTTCTACAAAAGACTATTCCCCCTCTTTGAACTCGTCGCAGCTTTCGAAACTGAGTATGGACAAGAGACAAAGATGGTTCCCCGAAAGAATAAAGATGGAAGTGACGGACCCAAACGACCAGTCGTAACCAAGTACAAAAAACATTTCATGACAGTAAATGATGAATCTCTCAGTGGTATTACAAAATGTCGGGTAGCGTTACCCGACCGTATTGAACTTCCTCAAGAAGGTGCATGGAACGCCTTTGAGGATATCTATCAAACTGCACAGTAGGAGTACTAGAAAATGCAGAATCAGACCAAGGCTATCTTCGCATCTCTCCAAGACGAGTTCCAAACCGCTAATGCGGATCAGGGTCTCGGGTCTCTTGGTGAGTGGCCCGCACAAGGCGAGCATAACTGCTACGTCCTTGATGTTACTATGACTAGTGATGCTAAGTTCAAGGAAGCTCAGGCTGGTGGAGGCCAAGAGCATCCCGCCGTCAGTGTCCAGTTCCGTTATCAGTTGATGGAAGACCCAGACAGGACCGAGGCTCTGACCTTCAAGGGTGCCCCCATCACGATCCCTCAAGACCTCAGTGCCATCCAACAGGAGGGCTCGAAGACACGGGCTCGTATTGAGCTCCAACGTCTTAAGGGTCACTTGAAAACCCTCCTGGGTAGTGAACCTGCAGACATGACTTCAGCAATGGAACAGGTAGATTCTCTTCTTAATGGAGAGACATCGGTTGCAGCAGTTGTTCGATGCGTCTACACTACCAGAGGTACCCGCACTTACCGGTCTGAATATATTCAGTCCCTTCTTTGCGGTTGAATAAGTCCCCCCACTCGTGGCCCCCTCCTTCCTTCCCGGTTGCGAGGGGGCCCTCTTATCCCCCCTCACCCCTCTACGCGCCTCCATGCCAAGGGGTTTCCTAGCATCTACAAAGTTGGCTTTGTCATAATTTTCAACACCGACTTCCGTTGGCGCATCTTCGGAAGTCTCTTGTTTATTGCCGTGACGGAATCTTTGAGGGGGGGTAACAGGGCTCCCTTAGCTCAGTTGGATAGAGCAGCGGACTTCTAATCCGCAGGTCACACGTTCGAGTCGTGTAGGGAGTGTTATACTCTGAATATCTCCAAATGACTGAAGGCTACTAATAATGAATCCAGCACTTTCCAAAACATTAATGGGCTTAATGAAAGACTTAGTATTTGTCTTTGGGTCAAATCGAGCAGGAGTTCACGGAGCAGGTGCTGCCAAGGCAGCTATGCAATGGGGAGCCAAGTACGGAAAAGGTAAAGGTTTAATGGGACGTTCTTATGCTATCCCAACCAAACAAACCTGGAGAGATCCCGGACTTCCTCTTGTAGAACTTGGGGAGGAGGTTAGTAGCTTTGGAAACTTTGCTATTAAGAACCCAAAAATGCCCTTCTTAGTTACTCCTATTGGTACTGGACGAGCAGGGCATTCTGTGGAAGATATTGCCTCCTTATTTAAAAACAATTACCACAGTAACATCATACTTCCCAAGCAATTCAGAGAAGTTCTTAAGGTAGAACCAAACGAATTAACAACAAAACTTTTCCAAAAGTTAATGCAAGCCCCTTAGCCACGTAGCCCAATGGCAGAGGCAGTGGACTTAAAATCCATACAGTGTGGGTTCGAATCCCACCGTGGCTATTGGTAGAATAGGAAAAGAATGCTCCTCTCTGATAGCCATAAGTTTGCCTTCATTCATACCCCTAAGACTGCGGGGTCCAGCATGATCTGGGCACTTGCCCCTTACTGCAGAGATGAGGATGGTAAACAAACTAGAAGACCCTCTTATAAACAGAGGAGAAGAGGATGGCAGGGTCGAGTTCACTTCGGTCCCCTCCATATGCCCTATTCAAAAGTAAAAGGTTTCATACCTGAAAACTATTTCTCCTTTGCTTTTGTCCGTAATCCTTTCGAAGCCGCCTACTCTTCATGGGCTAGGAATCATGAGAGTGGATTGAAGGATAGGGTGCCTGATACATTCAAAGAATACATCAAGCAGGTACTCACCAGGAAGTCCAGGTCGGTTCACGGTAGGTGGACTCAATGGGCTTACTTATCTGATGGGGATCAGATCGGAGTAGACTTCCTAGGTCGCTTTGAAAACCTAAAGAAAGACTGGGAGACCGTTACCGATTTGTTAGGTTTAAAGGACATCTTCCTACCTAAGATGAATCAAAATGAAACCCGTGATACCTCCGTGTATAGAGAATTTTACACTCCTAAAATGGTGGAGATGATGTCCCGAAGGTATGCAAAAGATCTGGAGGAATTTGGTTATGAATTCTAATGCGTCACAAATTGAAGTTAGTACTACTGCCATTGTCTATGAGCCAGCCTCACAAGGTTCTGTAGGCAAAAGACATATCATCAGCAACCGTGGTTTAAGGGAAGTAATACTCCCTAAAAAGATCATGGGTAACCTAGTGGGTAAACTCGGAAGATTCAAAACCCGCAATGATTCTTACTGGATGATTATTTCAGTTGGGTTGGGAGACTCGGATAAAGGTGTAGGTCATACCTCAATGGTGTACGAAACTGAGTCTGATCTAGAAGATGACGCTTGTTCATTTACCCTCCAATGGTTCGCAGACGTGAAGGTGACAATCTTCACAAATGACAAGAGGGAACTCAAGCTCGTGAGTTGCACCCTCCCCGTCACGGCAGTGAAGGAGTGGGGGACTTACATCCCCGAACGACGCAGCCCCGCCGCTGTACGTTTAAATGACAACATCCTTCAGCTATGGGTGTCCATGTGAGAACTCACGTCCAACTAGGCCGGAACCGAAGAGTTATCTACCCCCGGCCCGTCTCAGTTCTTTCTCCAGTAATTAACAAGGAAAATGTGCACTTAAAAAGTATGCAAGGGATGGGAGATAACATCTTCCAGAGACCATACGTTTATACTCTCTGTGGTTTATTTAATAATGTGTATCTAAACACACCCTGGCCCCACCTTTACTGGGACATGCCTGAGAATTTAAATCTATTTAACCCCAATAGTAAATTAAGAACTCAAAAGAAAAACTGTAATCTTAATGCGGACTTGTATGGAAACAAGATTCCTCCGGGGTCAGCAACACTTTATAGGCCAGCATATAGATTAAAAAGATCGCAGTCTGTGTATAGAGATTTCGATAATAGAATTCCTCGTACCGGCTTCTTTTTCCATATGGATCCTCCTGGATCATGGGCAAACGATTTACCCTTTGATCCTTCAGAACCTTTTTGTCTTGTAAGAAATACCACTACAAGAAGGGAATGGTTTGTTAAAAACCGTAACTGTCGTAATGAGTATCTTCAATTTGCAGCTAGGTTGTACAAAAAGCTTACCGGTTGTAGGATTATTGAAATAGCTGATATTGATAATGATGTAGAGAAAATAGATGGTGAGCATATTAAGGTGGCGGATCTTCGTCTAACTAAAGGCGAACTTTCACATCCTAATTTAATGTGGGCTTTTAAGAATGCAACTGCCGTCATCTCTTGCACCGGATTTGCTTTACCCCTATCCCACATGGTAAAGGCTAATGCTCTAATCATCTTCGGAGGTTATGAACTACCCGAATGGTTTGAGCATGAAGAGCATGATTGTCCTAATGTTCTAACAATAGCACCGGATAACCCATGTGGGTGTTACATCAAGAACCACGATTGCAATTTAGAAATCTCTCGGAGAAGACTCAGAAAAAAAGTTAAGGAGTTAGTTAGTAATGGTTAATCCCACCCTGTTCATTGCTTACGTCAATGGCCCTGATCTCCTGCTCAATGCCTACAAGTCTTACCTTCCTTACTTCGATGACATTAGAATCCTAAACAATAGTCTCTCTCCTCTCGAAGGAGATTATTCTGGTGCCAAAGTAACGGACATGAGGGTCTCATTAAACACCGGACAAAGTTTTAATTGGTTCAGGAGTGTAGCTATAGAAGAAGAAATGGATTACTTCTTTTGGTCTCATCATGATTGTGTCGTAACTCCCGAACAAATTGAGAGGACCAAGGACTATCTTAAATCAATAGAAGACCCCAAGTGGGGGATCGTCTTCACTCACTACGATGTGTTCTGTGCTTTTAATACTCAGGCATTAAAAGAGGTGGGGGGTTGGGACACATTACGTTTTCAGTATTACACTGGAGATAACGATTTGTACCATAGGTTTGATCTCGCAGGTTGGAATAAGCATGATATTGGAGGAGAAGGTGTAACCCACTTCCCTTCTTCAACCATAAGACGATGTGAAGAAAGAATGCAGATAGTTAATCGCATTGCTCTTCTCGAAGGAGAATTTTATAAAGAGAAGTGGGGCTAGACTTTTTCCAGCCAATAAATACCGGCGGTATCTTCTATGAGATGATACTCCGAGTTCTCTTTCAAGAAAGCATCCATTGCTAATTGAACACTTTCCATATCAGAATCATCCATAAGGATTACAGGGATTCCCAGGTCCCTCATCTTTCTAAGATCCCCCAAAGCAAGATCATAACAGTGGCCCGCATCTAGCCACCCAAGATCAAAACTACCCTCTAGTGTTTCTGTTTCCCAAACTTCAGGGATTCTTCCCTCGATGAACTTAATGAAGTTCTCCCCAAAATATTCATTAACTAAATCAACACACTGTTTACTTTCAGGTAATTGACAAACAGTAACCAACTCTTCTGTCTTTGGGTTTAAAACTTTTAGAAGATAGGCATACTCGGCCTTATGGGTTCCAAACTCCAACACTCTCTTAGGGCGGAATTTTTCAAGAGCCCTTTTGTGCACATCATTCTTCCCTTCTTTCGTCACAACTACCCACCCGTCAGCAAAGGTGCTGCCTTCGGGGTGAGGGAAAGATTGAAAAAGTTTCTCAAGAAATTCAAAATCAAATTCAGGCATGTTTATTTCTTTCATAGTATGTTTTCTTTCCAAATTTGATCGGCAAGGGGGCCTTCTAATAGAGAAGCTTCCTTCTCTCCACTTCCTTCCCAACAATCACCAACGAATTGTTTAACGTGAATGTGTTCGTGGACCAGGGTTTGGACAAAACTTCTAAGGTTTTGGTTCTGAGCAATTACTACAGTATAACTCCCGTCTTTCTCAGGACCGCAGTCTCCATAGTAAGTTTCAAGGTTTTGGATGGAGATGGTTACCTTGGTGTTTCTTATCCCAAAGTTACGTAGGCACCACTTACTAACCTTGGCAGCGACTTGTTCCAGGTATGCCGGGCTTGGGTAACTCATAGTACAGAACTCATTTCTATATTAGGTTATCAAACACCCGGCACCCCTGGCATTATCGTAGTCGAATGATTCTTTTGACAGAGGTTGATGGAATTGTAATGACATAATCAAAAGTTCTACACTCCGGTTTCCAAGCACCGGCAATAGTCACGTAGTCTTTTGTTTGTTTGATGAGTAAACCCACCTGATAAATTTGCTGGGGTTCTGGGATAGAGGAAGCTTCTACCTCCGCATTTTCCATCGGTTCGCAAGAATCAATCCACTCTACACAGACAAGAGGATAGGGTGTTGGGAGTTTGCGCTTCGTCTTTTTCTTCATCTATCATTTCGGGAATGGAGGGTATGGACCGAAGCCCTTCTGTTTCCCTTCTTCCAGCATCCTCATTATGCCTTTTACGTTTTTCTCATAGTTTGGATCAGACGCATATCGGTTACCTACGCGATTAACAAACCCCCTTGGGTTCATTAGGTCACTGTAATTTCCTGACTCTGGTCGGTAATTGTTGTACATCAACTCTAGATATCCACGGATTCCCTCTTCAGTTGACCCAAATGACTGGGTTGTTTCCTTATCAAACTCCCCTACATTCAAAGGGTTAAACTTGGTTGATCTTCCCTTGCCAGCCCAAGCCCCTTCTTGTTGACCTTGAGCCGTCATCAACATTGCCAGTTGCCTACGTTCGTTATAAGGGATTCCCTTCTCGTCAGCCCATGTAGTGAAGCTACGGGCCACGTCCTTGGCTTCTGCTCTCTTCTCGTAGTCATCTCCCCACCGAGGGAAGTATGAGCCGTACCACTCAGCCAGCTCCTCCTCCGTAAGCTCTTCGGGTGTATATACACCACCATCTATGGTGGGGGGAACTTCCCCAACATACTCGGCTCCCTCC